TCTCCACGTACACGTTGTTGATCAAGTTGTGACCAACCCAGTTGAGCCAGCGGAACTGCGCGCCCGAGCCATCCGAGGACTGGAGGAGAACCTGGGGGAGGGTCGCCTGCAAGTACACGCGGTGGATCAAGTCGCCGTTACGGGAGATGGTGCACTGCACCTTCTTGCCGAAGTTCGCCGAGCCGTTGAATGTCTGCTCAATGGCCTCCATGGCGAAGTTTGTGTGGCGACGGTAGACCACCTTGAAGAAGGTGATCTGGGGGTTGCCTGTTAAGTAGATATCCTGTGCGCCATAGGCGACGAGTTGCATTAAACCACCAGAGCCCATTTGTTTATATCCCTTGAAAAGAAATAAATTTTCTGGAGTCCGGGAAGATTTGTTTTTCGAAGATTTGGAATACGCCAAATATGAGAAAAGTACTGTTCTAGTCTACAGGAAAATGTTCGGAATCTAGAACACACAACGATCCTTCTTTGTGCGTTTGAGGAGACTCTGAGGTTCCTACGATATCTGGAGATTTTGTAGGAGACACGGGGGGTAAGACAGAGCGTCGGTCTAAACATTCTTTTTTGCTTGTACAATATACACTAGCTATGTCGGGTTTGTCCCTTGAGAATCTTTTGCGGTCGGATGAGCCGATTCCGCAAAAAACCCCCAAGGTAGTCGAAACGGCGAAAACATTGGAATCGTTCCATAGTCAACAGTTGGCGAAGTTGCGTGAGGAACAATCTACCTTGAACGAGTTGCGGAAACATCTGGAAGAAAAGAAACAGAAATTGGAGGTTTTGGAAAAGGAGTTCGCAAGCCCTAGTCTGATTCAGAATGTGTCGGATATTCTTATCTTAACAGGACGCCAGAAGTTGGAAAATGAGATTAAGGAAGAGGAACGGGCGATTCAAAAAATAGAACGCGGAGAAAACGAGGTGGACTATTTCCTTCGTATCGGCGATATTCTATTTTCCTACTCGGATGCCCAAGATCGTATTGCGACCGGAGAAAAACCAATGGAAACACAAAATGTTCGCAAAGGTCGCATGCCTGCGAACAGCGTCTATTCGTATTTTTCTGTTGAGGAAGATGGAAAAACGAATGTTTCTTCTACAGCGTCTGCTCCTGCTCCTTCCTACACAAAAGTGCTAAAAAAGGCATCGGATATTTCCAATGATATTGGGTTTAAGCGTGATAAGGCACTCGAATCCTATTTGAGCGCACTCAATCCTGATTCCATTCAACATGAAAATACGATTGCGTCCAGCATTTCGGAACATTATGGCGAATGTCCTGTCTGCAACAACGAAATGTTGTTTAACGAAACGTTCTTGGATTGTCCCGAGTGCGGCTATCGTGATTGTATCTTGATTGATTCCGAGAAACCTTCCTACAAGGATCCGCCGAGAGAAATGTCCTATTATGCCTACAAGAAGATCAATCACTTGAATGAATGGCTGGCACAGTTTCAGGCGAAGGAGACGACCGAAATTTCACAGGTCATTTTGGATCAGATTCGCGCCGAGCTGCGAAAGGAACGTATTACAGATATGAGCAAGGTCAAACCTTCCAAATTGAAAGAGGTCATTAAGAAACTCAAATTGAATCGTTGCTATGATCACGTCGCCCATATTTTGAACCGGCTCAACGGGATTTCTGCGCCCGTTTTGTCCCGAGAGATTGAGGAGAAGTTGCGGTTTATGTTCAAGGAAATCCAGTTTAGTTTTGTCAAACATTGTCCCAAGAAACGATCCAACTTCCTTTCGTACTCGTTTGTGTTGTACAAGTTTTGTGAGTTGTTAGAACTTGACGAATATTTGCCATGCTTTCCATTGCTAAAGAGTCGTGAAAAACTCTACATGCAGGATAAGATCTGGCAAAAGATCTGTGAGGATATGGGATGGGAATTTATCCGCACCGTATAAGGTTAGTTGTTTTTTCCTTTTTTTGTAGAAAAAAGAAAAGGAAAAAAGAGAAGAGAGAAGAAGAAGAGAGAAGAAAGAAGAGAGAAGAAAGAAGAGAGAAGAGAGACGAGAGACGAGTTACGCTCGTCTCGTCTTGGATCGTTTGATTTTCCTCGTGGTTCGCTTTCGTTTCCCACCCTGTTTCGGTTTGTTCATGCGGCTTTCTACCTCCTCCTTGGACAGGAACTCCTCACTGTCTCGCAAATCCGGATCCAAGCGATGATCCATTACGAGGCTGTTCACAATATCCGCATGATTGTTCTCTTTTGCGATGTGTAGGACACGTGCGATCGGATCCGTCTTCGGATGCGTCAACAATAGGGTCACAATCGCACTATGCCCATTTCCACACGCCTGTGCCAATGCTTCTTGGTCTTCCACAGAAGGATCTACATTCGGTAGAGCTAGGAGCAAGATTGCGATTTCCAGATGTCCACCTGTACAGGCTATAATCAGCGATTCGTTGTTTGCCGACGTGGGATCTACGCGTTTGTCTGCCAACAGGAGTTTCACAATTTCCACATGTCCATTTGCCGCCTTGCGCAAACATAGGTCGTTCTGATCCGACGGATCTACGCGCGTATCTGCCAACAAGATACGTACGACTTCCAAGTGTCCATTCGCACATGCGCCCACACAGGCAGCATTTCCTGACGCCGAAGGATCTACACGTGGATCCAGTAGCAACATGGATACAATTTCTGTGAATCCGTTGCTTGCAGCAAGAACAAATCCTGCGTCATAGTCCTCTTTCGGATCCAATCGGGAATCTGCCAAAAGGCACCGTACAATTTCCACATATCCCTTTTCGCAGGCTTTCCGAAAACAGATTGTCTCCTCAATCGACGGATCCACTCTCGGATCCAAGATCAATGCCTTGACAACCTCGGTATGCCCGTTTTCACTTGCCAATCGTAGTGCGTAATTGGTATCCGCAATCGGATCCACACGAGAATCCGCCAAGAGAGATTGAACAACCGCCAAATGTCCGTGTTCGGCGGCTTTTCGTATCGCAAAATTGTCCAAAGCTGTCGGATCAAGCCGTTTGTCTGCGAGCAACGCAAGCACAACGGTGTTATGTCCTCTCTCACACGCCTTCCGCAAGGCTTCGGAACTATGTGCCGCAGGATAGATACGCTTGTCTGCTAGGAGTAGTGGAACAATGTCTGCGTGTCCATAGGCGCTTGCGTAACGTATCGCATAATTTTCCGATGCCGTTGGATCTACTCGCTTATCCTGGAGAAGGAGGCGTACAACCTCGGTATGTCCACTCGCCGCTGCCACACGCAGGACATAGTTGTTGTCCACGGAGGAATTCGCACGACCATCCTTGATGAGAAGAAGTACGACAGGGATATGCCCATGTTTCTCGGCGATGCGCAAACAGTAACTGTTGTCTACGCTCGGATCCACACTATGCAAAGGTTTGGGCGCTTTCGGATCGGTGAGATCCTTTCGTTCCGGAAGCAATAGCGTAACGATATCTATATTTCCTTTCTCACACGCAACGTGAAAGGCTTTCTGAAGATGCGGCAGATCCACTTCCACCGACTTTTGCAAATACTCCTGCAATTTGGCGAACTCGCCCAATTCTGCATACGTCACGAGTATTTCTCCACGATCCTCCATTCCTACTTGAAACTAACAATAAAGTTTTTGAGAACATCCTTACTTTGTTTGTTTGCGGGATCGGTTGCGAGATCGGTTGCGAGATCGGTTGCTACGGGTTCCTCCTTTGCTACCACCCATCACAATACCATAGAACTTCCCATATAGAGGAAACGCAACCTCGTCGTAGCCAGTTGCCTTCATCGCTGCGATGACATCGTCTTGGCTGGAGGTTGTACGATCCGATGCCATCCGAGAACTATCGGATGTCAATTCATCTGCAAGTGCCATGGCTATGTACTCATCCAATCGTACGTCTTCTTGCTTCGTTCTTCCATCCTCTTCATAGTCCACTTGGACAGGTGTACGCAAAATAAACGTCGCCTCCCGTAAAAACCCAAATATATCGTACAAACTATATTTTTTGACGTCCATGTTCTACTATGGGTCTAAAGATTTGTTTGACGAAAAGAACTACAGAGATGCCGATCCATATTGGCTTTGATCTAGGTATACGAAACTTAGCGTATTGTGTCGTCGAACATGGAGAAACGGGTTGGAAGATCCTTCATTGGGACAACATTGATTTGTTGGAGAGCGGACAATCGTCGCAAACCTCACGACAGTGTGTCGCCTGTCCTTCCAAAGCTACGTATACTTCGGGAGACAAACGTTGGTGTACCACATGTGCGACAGGAATACGACGGAAAAAGAAGGCAACCGAACTACCTACCGTTCCCGTCTTGCCATGTGCGACAGATGTGAAATCTCTGCGTTCGCTTGCGTGTTCCATCGGAATAGACGGTGCGAAAAAGATGAAAAAAGACGCTTTGCTTCTCACAC